AAATTAAGAAGCAAATTTGAAAGCACAGGCGGTGGAGCCAACATACGTCAAATGAATGATTTAGAATTGGCCAACTTCCTACACACCACTGTGGCAGAAGTTAAAAAAGACAGAGAAGCAGCAGAAGAAGCTGCCATGGAATTGAATCAGAAGTATGCCAACAGTAACGAATCCAGCAAACAAGATCTGCACAAAGGCACTACCAAAATAGAAGAACTGGTGAAGAGTTTCTATGACTACACCACTAATAAATTTCCCAAAGGTGAAACAGCAGTGATCACAGCAGTGCAGAAACAATATGGAGAAGCTGGCGCCAAAACTGCCATGAAAACTATTCAAACTCTACAAAACGGTGACGACAAAGAAATCGAACGTATCAAACAGCTGGCAGGCTATTCCACCAAAAATTAATATTTCATTAACTACGCACTTGACTAAATACACTGATTAATGTAGTATGTAACAATACATGCTTATTAATAGTAAGGCATAAACACAAACAGGCAAACAACAAGGAGGCTTATAATGGCTACACTAGCAGAAATCCGCAACAAATTGAAAGAACAAGAAGTTCGTTCAGGCGGTAACACAAAAACAGGCGGCGACAACGCAATCTATCCATTCTGGAATCTAAAAGAAGGTGAACAATCAACTGTTCGATTCTTGCCAGATGGCGACTCAAACAACACTTTCTTTTGGAGAGAACGTTTGATGATCAAACTTCCATTCAATGGTATCAAAGGAGAAACTGATTCAAAACCAGTTCAAGTACAAGTGCCATGTATGGAAATGTATGGGGACTCTTGCGCCATACTATCTGAAGTTAGAGGATGGTTCAAAGATCCCAACTTGGAAGACATGGGCAGAAAATATTGGAAAAAAAGATCTTACATTTTCCAAGGTTTTGTTTTAGCAGATGCGCTGAATGAAGAATCTAAACCAGCAAATCCAGTGAGAAGATTTATTATTGGACCTCAAATATTCCAAATAATAAAAGGAGCTCTATTAGATCCTGAAATGGAAGATCTTCCTACAGACAAAATCAATGGAGTTGATTTTAAAATAATCAAAACCAGCAAAGGTGGATACGCAGACTATTCAACTTCTGCTTGGTCAAGAAAAACCAGACCATTAACTGAAGATGAAAACAAAGCAGTGGAAACACACGGCTTGTACAACATGAGCGATTACTTGCCTAAAAAACCAACTGAAGTTGAGTTGAAAGTAATGAAAGAAATGTTTGAAGCATCTGTGGATGGTGAAGCATATGATATGGAAAGATTTGGACAATACTTCCGTCCAGCAGGCATGTCATCTAAAACTGGAGACCCGGTGGTTAACACCAATGTTAAAGCCGAAACACCAAAGCCAATTGAAATCTCAACAGCAAAAGTTGAAGTTAAAACTGAATCTGTGGCTGCTACTGCTCCCAAAGCAGAAAGCAAAAGCAGAGCTGAAGATATTTTGGCAATGATTAGGTCTAGACAAAAACAATAAAGAGTATATATTGTAGTGGAGAGTTTGAATATTCTCCACTACGAATTAACAAAAGGAAAAATTTATGGCTACTAAGGCTTTCGACATATCGAAATTTAGAAAAACATTAACCAAATCCATTGAAGGATTGGGACTAGGATTTAATGATCCCACAGATTGGATCTCCACAGGAAATTACGCATTGAACTATTTGATGTCAGGTGATTTTGAAAAAGGCATACCACTGGGCAAAGTCACAGTGTTTGCTGGTGAATCAGGATCAGGCAAATCATACATAGCGTCAGGCAATCTAGTGAGACACGCACAGAAGCAAGGCATATATGTGGTGTTGGTGGACACAGAGAATGCTCTAGACCAAAACTGGCTGCAGGCATTGGGTGTGGATTGTGATGAAAAAAAATTATTAAAATTAAATCTTAGCATGATTGATGATGTGGCCAAAACCATATCCACATTTATGAAAGAATACAAAGCAGAACATGGGGACAACAAAGACACTGCTCCTAAAATATTATTCATCATAGACAGTTTGGGCATGTTGATGACTCCCACTGATGTGAATCAGTTTGAAGCAGGTGATATGAAAGGTGACATGGGTCGTAAACCCAAAGCACTCACAGCACTGGTGCGTAATTGTGTGAACATGTTTGGCAGTTGGAATGTGGGATTGGTAGCAACTAACCATACCTACGCATCACAGGACATGTTTGACCCAGATGATAAGATATCAGGTGGTCAAGGATTTGTGTATGCCAGTTCAGTGGTGGTAGCAATGAAAAAATTAAAATTAAAAGAAGACGAAGATGGCAACAAAGTCAAAGAAGTATTGGGCATTAGAGCAGCCTGTAAGATAATGAAAACAAGATTTGCCAAACCTTTTGAAAGTGTACAGGTAAAGATTCCTTATGAAACTGGCATGGATCCCTACAGTGGATTAGTGGAACTGTTTGAAAAAGAAGGCATACTGACAGCATCTGGTAACCGACTTAAATATGTGGACCTTAAAGGTGCAGAACACTTGGAGTATAGAAAAGGTTGGACAGGTGAAAAGTTAGATATGGTTATGAAAGAATATCACAAGATCAAACCTAAATCTGTTACAGAAATAGAAACAAAAGTAGAAACAGTGAAAGAAGAAACAAAATAATGCAGGACGCTAGTCAATTAATTGAAACTTGGCAGTTTTTTAAAGAATACATCGATAAAAAACAGATAGAAACAGTGGCAGAAAAATATGTGGAGATGTGTGCAGACTATGGTGTGGAAGATGACACATTCAAAGAATGCATGGGCAATGATCAAGATTTAGATCAGGCCATAGCATACTATTTGGACATAGAAGCAGACGAGGATCAATAATGTCTGGATGGTATCAGAAGATATCCAAAGACATCAGCACTATTCCTGAGGCATTGGAATATTTCGAAAATCAATTGCAAGAAGCCAAACTGGAAATCAAAATCAGAGGCAATGTGGAAAAACAAGCAGCAGAAATGCCAGGCATTGTGGAACACAGATTCAATCAGTTACAAGAATTAGAAGCAGTATTAGAATATCTCAACATTGAATTGCGTAGACTACGCAGTTCTTATTTCAAAAAATATTTCGAAAGCTACAACAGAGCACTCACCAGCAGAGAAGTGGAGAAGTATGTGGATGGTGAAGCAGATGTGGTGGACTATGAAAAGATCATCAATGATTTTGCACTGATGCGCAACAAATGGTTGGGTATTTGCAAAGGACTAGACCAAAAGCAATGGCAGATGACCAACATAGTCAAACTGCGTGTGGCTGGTATGGAAGACGCCAGCATCTAGTCGCCAGATCCACTTTTAATCCAGTAATTTCTATTTAAATACCACACAGAAACATCATCATGAAACTACTGATCAACAACAAAGAATTGGCACACTTTCTCAACAGTATCATCAATCACTTTCAAGTGGCCAAAGATTCGGTAACATATGAACACAGCGAAAGTTGGAAACACCTTAGAGAAATTAAAACAAATATTAGACAGCACAGACGCTGGCTGAGAAAGATGCGCAATTCAGGAGAAGCAGAACAGGTGCTGGAAGCCAACAATGCCAGATGGAGTTGGGGCAAATGGCCTAGCAAATTGGAGAAAATTTTACGCAAAGAGTTGACCAATTATGTGGAAAAAATATGGCAACTGATGGATCAAAATAAAGAAAAATATTTTCAAGTCATACATGAGAACATGGATCAGGTGTTGGAGGCATTGGGCACTGAGCGTGTGCTGAGCATGTACAAAAAAAGTAAGATGCAGCATTTTGTTAAGAGCACAGGACTGACCATATCCAAAGATGCTGAGTTGATGCGCAGACAGGACTTCACTGATTATCAACAGGATTGTTTAATTAGAAATACCACAGGCAATGAACAGTTGTTGACTGAAAAAATAGATAAAAAATATCCCATGTGGTTCATAGACAGCGGCTACACCAACTTCTTAGAACCCAATAAAAAATGGCACAGATTGGTGCGCAATCACATACATCATGATCAGATGTTTGAAGCGCCTGTGGATAGATTGTCCAACTTCACCAGTTTTCCCAAACCATGGCGACCGTCAGGAGAGAAAATACTGATCATAGAACCAGGCCCGTTTGCTGCTGGTATATTTCATGTGGATCTAAAAACTTGGAAATATGATGTGGAGCGTGAACTGAAGAAACACACAGACAAGAAGATTGTGTTTAGAGAAAAAGCCAATAAAAAAGTACGCACCAGTCTTGTGGAAGAACTCAACAATGAGGACTATTACTGTCTTGTGAATATCAATTCCAATGCTGCCACAGAGGCCATTTGGTGTGGTATTCCTGTGATCACTTTGGACAAGCACATCACCAATCCCGTGAGCAGCAACCAGCTGTCAGACATAGAAAATTTACAGAGGCCACATCTAGCACGTTGGCTGTGTGCTTTGAGTTACAGTCAATTCACTGCGCAAGAATTATTTGACGGTACTGCCATCAAGATCGTGAGGAAACATCATGTCTAAAGTCACTTTGTTTGCAGAACCCTTTGTACGTAGCACCAAAAATGCAGTGACTTTGGACAGCATGGACACGTCCAAACCTTTGGTTGTGGTTGGTGTTGCATCAAAAAAGTATGTGTATCAATGCAGAGCTATCCAGCGTGATTTTTATTACATGGACTCTGGATACTTTGGAAATTTTCGCAATGAATCTAATCCCAAAGGCAAGAAACATTTTGTAAGGATTGTAAAAAATGATTTACAAAAAAATATTCTAGAAGAATATCCGTCTGATCGATGGAAACAAATTTGTAAAATTGATCCTAAATATCAATGGAATGGCTGGAAGAAAAAAGGCAACAAACTCTTAATAGTTGTGCCAAATAAAAAATCGTGTGTGTTTTATGGTTACGAAGAAGGCAAGAAACAAGATCGAGATCCAAATAAACCTACCTGGCTAATGAACACAATAGAAACTATAAAGAAACACACAGATATGGAGATTGTTGTTAGAGAAAAAGGTAGTAGGCCAGAACGACACAACCATTCAATATTTGATGCTCTAGATGAAGGAATATTTGCCACTGTGGCATTTAACAGTATTGCAGCCATAGAATCCATAGTGTATGGAGTACCTGCATTTGTAACTGTGCCCTGTGCTGCCAGTCCGTTGGCTCTGATGGATTTAACACAAATCAATACTCCATACTATCCCTGTGCCCAGTTGGTTGAAAAACATTGTTCATCATTGGCATATGGTCAGTTCACCTCAGAAGAAATAGAAAACGGTTATGCTTGGGATATACTACAGGGACAAAAAAAATGAACAGATTTACTGTGGCAGCATATTACAAAGGTATACCACCTCAAAATAGAAACATTGAAAAGCAATTGATTCTTGATAATTTTTTACAAGGTGTGCGCACTGTGGGAGATATTGCCGTAGCACATCAGCAGTTCAATCCGGTCGCATGTGATGTGGCATTGATTCAAGGATATGTGCATTCTCATGGCAAGGATGCTCCTCATCTAAGATTGCGACAGGCAGCTATCGATCTACAACATCAAAACAAAAAACGTGCATTGATTGTGGACAGCAGTCTGTTTCTGTATGTGAACAACACCAATCCACACCATTATTTGAGATACAGTTTTGATGGAGTATTCCCTACCACAGGATTCTATTTTGACAAAGACGTTGATCCTGACAGGTGGAAAAAAATCAGTTTGAATTTAAACATCAACATGAAACCATACAGAACACAAGGAACACATATTCTTATCTGTTTGCAAAGAAATGGTGGATGGAGCATGACTGGATTGAACGTGATAGATTGGTTAGATGATATCGTGAGAAAAATACAACAGATTTCCAGTAGACCTATTGTGGTAAGACCTCATCCAGGCGATAAAAAAATTATACGTATTTTGAAATTAAAATACAAAAATGTTTCACTGAGTAATAAATCAAATTTATTAGATGATCTGCAAAACGCTTGGGCCACTGTGGTGTACAACAGTTCTCCCAGTGTAGCCAGTATTATAGAAGGTGTGCCTGCGTTTATTACAGACCTTGAACCCAAACACGGTCAAAGTTATTCAGTGGCCAATACTGATTTAAATCAAATAGAAACCCCCGTATTACATGAAAGACAAACATGGCTTGAAAACATAGCCATGTGTCATTGGAATTTTGCAGAATTAAAATCTGG